GCACGTTTTCTAGCAATGTTGCGGTATAATCCGGGTCGTTTCATAATCAAACCCTCCGCAAACTACGGCCACCCATGCGGCCACCCATGCGGCCAGCAGGCTTTTTGTTAGCTGCTGTTTTTGTCTGTTTCTTTTTCTTCATTGGTTTTTTCATATATCCGGGCATCTTCTTACCTTCCTGCTCTGCGCATAGCCGCCCTATGCGCTTCTGTGAATGTCTTACCGCCGCGCATTGCTTTACGCATTGATGTGATATGCTTTGCAGTATGATGGGCGCGATGGCGCTTCAGCGCGGCTTCCTGCCGTGCCGTTAAAGCTTTTGGTTTCCGCATTATGATCTCCGCGATTTTTTGCCAGCGCATTTCCAACGCTTGCGAGATAGCCGCAAAGGGCTATTAGGATTCTTTGCTGCTTTCGGATTCTTTCTCATCTGACCGGCTGATCTGGCGCAGTAGCTATCACCCTTGCTGGTGCCTGCGCGTACACGCGGCCCACCACCCTTGGCCTTACCAGCTTGGCCATAGCTGACCTTTTTGCCTGTCGCTGTGATTTTAACCTTGGCCTTGCCTTTAGCTGGCGTTAACCTAGCCATCTTTTAACAGCCCCTGCCGATAGCCCTTGGCCTTGCTGTATGTCAGCGTCTCGCGCCTGCCGTCCTCTGCATAAGAGCAGTGAACCCAGCCGCTATTGCCGCCGGTATAGCACTCAAGGATCAGTTGATCGAATGGCAGATTATCTTCGATCCAGCGTGCTAAATCGTAGTTGTCCACCCCGGCCACCTCAAAGTCGGCTGCTGCTGCGCCATTGTTACAAGTATGCTGACTTGTCATTTTTGAGCCAATGGCAACGCATAACTCCGGGCTACGATAGCCGCTAGAGACCATGAACGATCCAAACTCATTGCGAATGGGCTGCAATATGTTTTCACACAGAGCCTCTAACGCACCGATCTGGTCAGTGTCTGGCAAATTTGGGATGCCCTTGCGTTCTGCCGTTTGGCTTTTACACAATTCATCAAGCGTGAAATTTTGTGAAAGTCTCATTTTTTATCCTTCACTTTGCCAACGACACCTTCGAGCATCCCGCCGCCAAAGTAGAATGCCAGAATGGTCAGCATTGCCTCACCAACGTAAAAATCATCGATGACTTGCTTTATTTCAGGAATGTTGGCCTGACCCATCAAGGTCATTACAAGCACAAGGAAAAACGAAATCAAGAATGTGCCGGTGAACATGAGGGCCAGATAGCGCTGCGCTACTTTAAACGGCGCATAGGCTTTCATTGTGTCAATCTTGGCCTGCGCTTTGACGCGCTCCATTTCCTCATCAGAACTGTGGACATCATCAATTAAGTCCATGCCTTTTTTGATGACATCACCATTGCCCAATATGGACGCAAGAACTGCAAGCATATTATTTCCTATCTATCCAAGTCGTAAAGCCCATGTAAGCGCCAACAACGCCTGACAAACTGATGTACAGCAGTGGGCTGACCTCACTGAGCAGCTTGATGCGGCTATCAGGCACAAAGGGCATAAACAGCATGATTGTGTAGACGCCAATGCCAATCAGCGAATATCTGGCCAGGCGCAGTTGTGCTAGGTGCTTGCGTGATCTGTCCTCGAACTCGCGTATCTCTTTTGCGCGTTCAATCTCCGCATCGCTTACAATGCCGTCATCATCCAGGTCGTACTTTTCAAACTCGCTGGACGGCTCAAGTTTTTTCTGGACCACGGTTTTACTGGCCAGATATGTTAGCCTGCATATTGGCCACAAAAGCGTTTACCGCTTCAGCAAGTTCAGGGTCTTTGCCCGGTAAAACGGCAAGGCGACCAAGCTGTACTGCTAACGGATTAACGCCACGATTTGTTGCCTGTGCAGTTGTTTTTAGCCAGCGGACAAACTTCGGTGATGTCATTAGCTTGGCCGCGTATCGTGGAGCAAGCAACGCGCCACCGCCATACGCCGCCATTGAGCCTGCGCCACTAAAGTCGCCAGCGAAAGCCAAACCACCAGCCGCACCAAGCGAAACAATAGTCGCGCCAATTTGAGAATATCCAGCCAAAGTTACACCGGAACGTGAACGGTTGATTTCTCCAATATTTTCAACCGCTACTTCAGCAAGACGAGCGAGCGAATCAAGCTCTTTACGAACCTCTTTAAATCTAGGCGCACCAAACAAAATGTCTTTGCTGCGTTTGTCCATGTTGCGCCAGTTTCTTAAAAAAACATTTGCAGACCATTCGCCACCACCTTCGGTTGCAGACCCACTTATGCCAAGGCGTCCCATAACGCTTGCGCTTACTGCGTCACGCTCCTCTCTATTGAGAACCTTAAAAACGTCTCTAATTCGCTGGCCACCTCGCCTGCCTTCTTGCATCGCAAAACTGAAAACTTGGCTATCCAAATTTTGGCGTGTAATTTTCGCTATGGTTTTGAGCTGGTCATTTGCGGTCTGCCGCGTGTAATCGTTTGCGCGGCGCAACAAACGCGCTGCCTCTGGGTTGGCGGCAGTAACCGCGCTGTCGATTTCTTCCGTCAGTGCCTTGTAAATGCTAGGCAGCTTTTCATCACCAGCCTTTGCTACTCTCACAGTTTTGCCTGGAAGCGTTGAACCGATAGTTTTGCCAATATTTGTGCGTATATTCCTAGCAGTTCTCAAATCAAATTCACCACCAACAGCGTCTGCGTTTTTCAATATTGCATCTAGTTTTTTTAATACCGGCGCATATTCCTCTTTTAATGCGTTGGGTGCGGCTGCTAATTCTGTTTTTAATTCTGCTTGCAATGTACGCAATGAACCCATTGGTATGCTGATCTCACCAGCGGCGTCATAAGCAGCGTCATAAAGACTTTCTTTTTTGGCCGCGATGCGGTCAAAAGCAGATTCCGCTCCCGCGCGAATAGTGCTGCCAATTACCTCTGGACTGCCTTGTGGATCACCAAATTTCCTTGCAATCCGTTTGGAAGCGTCCCCAAGCTCGTCAATCACGCGAGCGCGGTTCGTCCTAATTATATCGGATGCGGTGAAAAACGATGCTAACGCTTCTTCGGCCTGCCCAACTGATGGACGCCCTGTCAATGTTGCCGCTGTCGGCTGTACATCAAGTCTAGCAAAATCCTCTGCCCTTTGCCCAGGGCTGATGCCTGTTAACAGTTGCGTGCCTTTTTGGATACCAGTCTTTACCCCTCTGAACGCTGCGTCCGCCGCTCGGCCCCCCGCCATTTCTAAGCCAATATTAGTTGCAGCCTGACCTGTTTCTTGCAGTGGCGTACCGCGTGGTATAGCACCACCAGATATCATATCCATAGTGCGGTCATACATTTGACCACCGAACTCTGCGCCAAGGGCAGCGCCTGCTGGCACGGTGTAGACTTCTTCAGGCGTTAGAGCCTGTGGCCCCATTTGTCCAACAGCGAGTGGTATCGCGCCGCCAACCAATCCACCCGCAGTTTCTGCAATAGTGCGACCGCCTTCAACAATATCTCCGACATCAACCTTTGGTGGGAAAAAAGATTGAAAGAAACCTGGTGGGTCAAGCACTTGAATAGTGCCGTCATTTTGTAAAAAATAAATAGCGTCAGCGTCTATTTTTTTTCTTAAAGTATTGTTGTCGGGATTTTTGGCAAGTATGTCTGACCCACGGCGCACATCGTCATAATACTGCCCTAGAACTTCAACCTTTTGGTTGTCTGGCACAGACGCCAGAACTTCTCTGATGGCTAATGGCGCACCAGTTAAATTTTCAGCTAATTTTGCCATGTTTCACCTAAAATTCAATGTCGCCAGGGTCATCGTCACTTGTCATGGCGAATTCCAATTTGATTAATCCAGGAATATTTCGGCCTGCACCAAAAGCATCCACATTTGTATTAAAATTGTCGACAAGCCTTTTGAGCTTAAATCTCACAGTTTCAGCCGTATCGGTTGCGGCAGGCAAAATTTGATTGAAAAAGAATTGTCTTTCCTCTGGAGGCGCAGTTGCGCCAGATCGGTCGCGTGTTGTTAAATCTGCCAAATTGTTTAGGGCATTTTTAATTATTTGAATATCTCCGCTAAACGCACCAGCAGCAGGCGTGTTCAATCCGACTACCAATGATCTATTGACATCGCCACCTAAACCGTCAGGAAACAATTTGTTTAAAACAGCGTTCAAATCAACTTTTGCAGACGACAAGTTAGCTACAAATTTAGATTCGGTTGATGAAAGTTGCGCTGGTTTTTGGGCTACAACTGTACCGCCTGGTATGCCAGCAACGTCAGCGCCGCCTGTTGTGCCAGCGGTTGGATCGCCTTGCAATGCGGCGTCTCCCGTGACCGTCTGACCGCCAGTGATGGAGCTTACGTCTAAGCCAGGTTGCATTACGGTAACAGTGCCGCCTGCTCCGTCAGGCACTACCACCGGACGTGGCCTAGCTAAATCTTTAGTAAATAAATCTAATCGCATTTGCTCCTGTTGCGTCAGGTTATCTGTTTGGCTTAATCGAATCACTTCATTAATTTGATCGAAACGGTTTGAAATATCACCAGAAACTTGTGAACCACTGGGCGGAAAGATTGCACCGAGCGTGTCTATTTGATAAACGCCCAAACTAGGGTCACGCCCTGTGGCCTTAACCTCATCTGGAGTCATATCTCGCCTAGTGTTTTTAGGTGTTCTACCAGCAACGGTGGTTTGATAATTTGCCGCCGCAGTTAGGGCCGGTATTTCCATGCCCGGCACTCGACCCAATGTAGTTATAGCGGATGGAATATTATCACCCAGACCCGTCAAAGCGTTTGCTAATTGATTGCTATATTCACTCTCACGCTCGACTTGTGCGTCACCAGCCCTGCGCTGTAGGTATGCGCCAATCAATGCGCTAGACAGCCTGCCTAGCCCTTGCAGTGGCGTCCTAACAGGCGCAGAACTAGCGCCCTGTCCCATCAGCGTCTGGCCTAATATGCGGCGCGGATCAGACTGAAATGCCTGATTTAGCTGCTGATACTGCATTGAAGGCCGCGTGTTACCCAGCCCCAGCATTTGCCTTGGATTTAGTGCCATGTTTTACCCCTATGAAAGCAGATAAGCTGCGCCGAGGTTTCCGGCGAGGCCGAATAAACCGCCTAAGTTTGATGCTTGATTATTCATTGCTTGAGAATAAGCATTC